GTTGGATCCATGACCACACTTCCATATGTCATCGAAGTTCCATATAAAAGCGGTGCAATTACCGAAGCAGTAGCCAAAACTGTACCTGGAATAGGAGGAGTTGGACTACCGACTGAAACACCTCCCAAACTAACAATACCTTGTACGCCAGCAGTCATTCCAGTTTGTGCGTTAACTCTTGTGGATGAATTAATAAGTGTAGCTCTAACTTCACCACTAACTCTAAGGTCGCCTTCAATACGAACCTCATCGCCTGGATTGATTCGTAGAGCACCACCTGCAAATCCACCAGCAGACACTCTCATGTCGCCAACAGATGCAATATCAGTTATTTGGTCGACAGTTTGTGTGTAATTACCTTTTACATGTAAGTTATAATTGCCGTCAACCTCTTGATTAAAATCACCCTTGACATTTAAATTCACATCACCATTTACTGTGATGTTTAATTTATTGTTTGATTGTCCGTCAACACCAATCAAAACATTATGATCGCCTAATGTGATTGTATAACCATTACCAAATATTTTACAAACTTGGTCGCCGTTTGGGTGCATTTCAGTAAATGTACCAGAACGGTGTTGCAAACGAATTCTTTCTCTGGTTGGCGTATCATCCAGTTCAAAACTATGTCCACTTCTGGTTTGTGTAATATTATTATAAGGATATTGTGGTTGATAATCTGTGTTAGCAGCAGAAACTGGTTCCACAAAACCATCAAAACCCATTGGTGCATTAGACATAATTATGGCCTTTGTAGCGAAGACTGCGTGACTTCAGATAATATTTCTTGATTACTCTTAGGTTTCAACATTGTACTCAATTCGTTTAAAGTTTTGGTGCTGGAATCACCATTTATCAATTTCGTCATCGTTTGCGATTGTGAACTTGAAGCTGCTGTTGATTCGCCACGAATTGTATTTATTGAAGAATTTAAGCTATCGGTAAACGAATTAAATTGTGAACCAATGCTCGTTTCCAGTTGTTTCGGTAACGCATTTAAGTCATTTGTGAGATTTTGTACCGATCTTGTGAAATTACTCAAACAGTTCATAAAAATATTCTTTATATTTTGTGGTAGTGTTCCAATCCACTTAATAAATTCTTGTATGCCCTGCACAACACCTAAAGCCAAACCAACATTGTAAAGCATATCTGCTGCCTGAGACAGTAATGAATTCAGCTGACTGACAATATCCTTTACTGCTGAAAATGAAATAGACACAACACCAGTAACATCGGCAATACCAACAGCTTTCACGATTGCATCTAAACCCTTTCTCAAGGTCGAAACAATTTTTCCCATCTGAGCTCTGACAACATTTGCAAAACCTTTTTTGCCGTCACGTATACCTCTCTGGAGCGCTGTCGCTAATCTTTTGACTGCTGTGATTGTTCCTAATCCAAGGTCAACATTGATATTCAGATTAAATTTAAATCCGCAAGCGTGAGCCAAATTTGCATTTGATTTTGATATCATGGTGTCGACAATTACACCTCTATATGGTCTTGGTGTGTTTGGTTCACCGACCTTTCTATCCACCACACCCTCTGGTGGCACAGGAACTTCTTGTTTGTCAACTTGTGGTGAAAAACCTTTAGATGTATCAGGTTCTTGTGTTTCGACACCGTTGTATATACCAAAAATTACTGGTGCTTGAGCCGACATTCCGTCTTGGAAAAAACCAACAACATAATCACCTTCACGCACTGTAGTTGCCGACAATGCTGCTGAAGGTGATAGTAAAACCTGAGCCCATGGCAAATCTTCGGTCGGCATTTCCAATAAATTCTCAGTATGCCAACCAAAAATTCTGACTTTACAACGACCTAAACCAAGTGGATCGCTCTTGTTATCTTCGACAACACCAACCCACCAATAAAAACCGTCTTTACCTATAAAGTTGTTCATGATTCTTGCAGTTCTTTTTGATATGTTGAAGATGATAAATTTGGAGAAGAAATTCGTTTTTTGGAACTTTCTTTTGCAATTTCTAATATTGTTTGATACGCGCCTGTTGACTGCATGATATGTCTTACAGCTGTCACCAAGTATTTACCCGAAAAATAATTATCCAATTTTCTCATATTATTTTCATCTGTTGCAAGAGAATACAGATTTAAATTGATTGTTCTGCCTGCTGTAATTGCACTATCACCAGGAATCAAAATTTTTAAAACCGTATAATTTGCAAGTGAAATTTGTGCAGTTCTGTATGGCACATATGTTTCCACAAAAATATCTTGTGCAACACTACCTTCTGCATCCTTAATAAATGGTGCAAAAGACTGATTGGCATTACTAAAAGCGACTTTTACAGTTGAATCATACGCTGCTGTCTGTGGTGTTCCCAATCTATTCTTGCCTGGTCCCAAAGGAGGATTTTCATTTAATGTGGATGGTTTATTTTTTCCATTATTCAACAAATAATCTTTTTCGTAACTATAATTTGTGACTCTGAAACTCTTTGTTAAAGGATCAATTGTTATTAATTTGTTAGCATAAGTTCCCGAGCTTGTCTCATTTAATACATCAAAAGTTTTCAGAAATTGTATATCTAAAACCGTAACAAACCCGTTTTCAAATTCACCGGGCTCAGTGTTGGGATCCACATTCTTTGGTTGAAACTTATATGTTTTGTATGGTATATCTCTATACATTGATTGTAGAGACCTAAAATAATAACCATCATTTGTTTCGAAAAATAACATATCGGCACCAATTTGAGTGTCCTTTGGTCTTGCATATGTCGATAACCAACTGATAGCTTCAAATGGTTTCAATGTGGGAACAACAAAATCATATACACCATACGATTCTTCTAGTCTAACAATTCGATTTTCTGGCACTCTCAATTGATTATAGAGAATATCATTAATGATACCCTCTCTTGTGCCCTTTATTGTTGAAATTTGTCTTTTAGGATATGATTTTCTAATTTTTATTTGTTCCGATAACATCAGAGCTTCAGAACAGAAAAATAATGTAAAAAATTCACTTGTGTGATTACCAATTGGTCTTCTATCACCAACTTTATAAACACGATATTTTCTTTTATTTTTATTTTCTTCTCTTTGAGTTTTTGTTTTGCCGTATGTTATTTGTATAAATTCATTACCGTCAAGTGACAATTTTTCAATTAAACCTATGGCATCTCTAAAAATAACATATCCAGAAACAGAAAAAGAATAAATGTCTTCAAAAAAAGACAATTCTGTTACCAAATTTTTTAATTTTATATTTTCACCCGAATTGGTGAGAATATCTACAGACTCTAAATCAAAGTCTTGTTGATAATATGCACCATTTGGTGTTTCGGGTTGACTAAAATTATTTTCTATTTCCATATTTTAAAGCATCAATCTTTTTAATTCATCTTCAAATTGACCGAGATAAGATTTGTTCAATATTTTTATTGTTCTTTTCGATTCATTTAAATTTAATTCATATTCATAATACGAAACAGCTTTTTTTGTTACCGACACAGTAACTTGTCCTGTGGGTAAAGAATATGTTGTAGTTGTTTCTTGTAAAACAATATAATCAATTAGAGAAATATTGACAATATTTTCTGTAGTTGTATTAGTACCAGCATCAACTTGAGTTATAATTTTTTCATAATGATGTGTTGTTGTATATGGATCAAATTGTGTATATTTTTGTTCAATATATGCATCAAAATTTCTTCTACTTAGTGGCCAGTCCCACAAAGGATCAGTTAATTGATTTGTGTACATTAACACCCAATAATAATAAGATGATCCATAATACTTATGTGCAACAATTTCTGGTGTATCACTATCTTGTATATCATAAGTGTAATATAATAAAGGATTATTAAGTACTGATTGTATAATACTGGCTCTGGCCATTATATTAGTCAGAACGCTGGTACCTCTAGGGGTTATTGTATATAATTTAGGTAGTGAATCGAAATACTGCATTTTAGAAACCTTCTTCGATCTTAGCTCTGTCAATGAGTGCGATTTCTTTGAATGATAGTGTCATTGTAGTTTGAACTGGTGCGCCATCATTGTGTGCGGCCCAGCCGTTTGGTGCATAATTTACTTCAATATTTGTAATTACACTCTTTTCAATTTTGTTTAAATTTTTATTTTCTTGACCATTATATTTAAACTGTAACTCAAATATTGCAGGAGGAACAAAAAACATACCTGCAGCTTCTCTTACAATTGATGGTGCAGCATATCTTCTAAATTCTCTAATAATTTTTTTCACCATGTTTGCTTCTTCTCGCGAAACAGGAGAAAAAGTAAACGACATTTGGTATGTTCTGAAATCAATACCCTCAAATAACAACTGTTGCTGTGGGTTAAAGACATATCCAGCTCTGTTTAGTACCAATTTTGCAGCACTATTCTGCATTATTGAATTTATACCTGAAGCCAGTTTACCAACCAGAGGTATTGAAGCTGCAGCCTCAATTAAAGAAAGTGAATTGTATTGTGCATCATAACTAAAATTCAAGTTTTCGGGCATGTATAATTCAATCTGGCCAGCCAGTTCAGTTCTCTGTTTCAGAGCACTCTGTAGTTTGGTGCCAATCGATGTTCCAGTATTTCTAATGAAACTAGTGATTTGTGAAGAATTTAAGGATGTGGTTGTATTACCACCAAAAAAATTCGTAAAACCACTTAGTGTGTCAGAAAGAGAAAAGTTTGTGTCAAATATTTTATCATAAGTCGTCGGAAGACCACTTATTGGATCATATCCAGTTATATACTGATTATTAAATAAGTCCGTAATTCCTTGAGCACCTTCTTCCAAGGTTACTTCTTTTACCTTCTGAATGGTAAAAAGAACGGAGTGACCTCTATTTGTTGCACCTAAGTTTCTCGGATAATGCAAATTTGCAACATCATATTGAGATTCGTATAAGGAAGATAGAGGACCACCGATTGTTTCAGTTGGTCCAATAATTCCTCCGAGAGAACTTGGTAGTGTTATTGTTATGGCCATGGTTTTTCCGGAAACAGATATACATACTATTTATATGGCTTATTCAGGTTTATTTCGACCAACAAATCCTCAAAAATACATTGGGGATCATAAAAATATTGTATATCGCTCGAGTTGGGAATGTCGAGTGATGAATTGGCTCGACAAAAATCCACAAATTATATCTTGGGCATCTGAAGAAATGACCATTCCTTATAAATCACCAGTTGATGGTAAGTGGCATCGTTATTTCCCTGACTTTTTAGTTAAATTTCGAACTAGAGATGGTATTTTGAAAACAATGATGTTGGAAGTAAAACCAAAAAAACAAGCTCAGCCACCAGAAAAGAAGAAAAGGGTCACAAAACAGTACATTCAAGAAGTTGCAACATGGGGCGTGAATCAGGCAAAATGGAAAGCTGCCAATGAGTATTGTTTAGACCGGGGTTGGGAATTCAAAGTAATAACTGAAGAACATTTAGGATTGAAATAAATAGAATATGGCAAAAGAATCTCATCTCACACTACTAGAACGCGAAAAAACGGCAGCTGAAATGCAAACGCTCAGCCGTCAAGCTGTACAATGGTTAGTTCAAAGAATAGCTGAGATAAAGAATATACGTGCAGTTCCGGCTCAAATTAGATCGGAAAAAAATAGATATACACGCAGATTTCTAATGGGTGGTTTATATTTTTTCTATTATAACCCAAAAAACAAGGATGATTTACCATATTATGATACTTTCCCATTGGTTTTGATATTGGAAAGATACACTGACGGATTCCTGGGACTAAACCTACACTATTTGCCCGTCAAGTATAGAGTTGCACTCCTGAAAAAATTAATTGGTTTTGGTGCAATCTACACCGACCAGGACGAGTTAAAGAGAATAAGAATCACCTATGAGATACTGAATTCCACCAGGAGATTTAGAGAATATAAACCTTGTCTAAAAAGATACCTATATCCACAAATAAGGTCAAGGATTTTGGCGGTACAACCTAATGAGTGGGATATTGCGACATATTTGCCAGTGCAACAATTCAGAAAAGCAAAGCCAAATGAAGTTTGGCGAGATTCTCTACAGGAGATAAGGAAATCTTAAATGCCTAGTTTAAATGACTTCAAATCCAGTTTTAGAACCGACTTGGCAAGAACAAGTAGATTTAATGTCATGGTGCCTATTCCTAGCGGATTTTTGAATGGCAACTTGTTTAATACGAGTGAAACACCATCTGGTGCGGCCGAATCATTAGTATCTGGTACTGAACAATCTTTTACGGTCACCGCAGAAAGACTTACCAGATATTCGACAATTAGAAGTTTAATCTTTCGATGCGAAAATGCAAACTTACCTGGCCGAAATTTAGCGACAGCTGATCAGAGAATATATGGTCCCATTGAAAAGCACCCATATCTTACAACATATAATGATATTGACTTAACTTTCATTGTCTCAGATAAGATGGAAGAAAAATTCTTATTTGACGATTGGATCGAATATATCAATCCTTCAGACACAAATAATTTTAGATACAGAGATCAATATCAAACAACATTAACAATCAATCAGTATGATGTAAATGATTTTCCTTCATATACTGTAGAATTGTATGAAGCTTTTCCAATTTCGATCAATCAAATGGATCTGGATTGGGGTAACGATGGTTATCATAAGATAACTGTGACTTTTGCCTACACATATTGGAAAAATTATAGAGGACTAACAAATAATATTTTATTGAATTTTACATGAAGGAGTTATTATGGCTTTGCCCAAAATTGATACACCAACCTATGAATTGACATTACCAGTTTCCAAGAAAAAGATTAAATATAGACCATTTCTTGTTAAAGAACAAAGAAATCTTTTGATGGCAATGGAATCTAATGAAACGGAAGAAGTTCATAGAGCAATCAAAGATGTTTTAGTAAACTGTATTCTGACAAAAAATATAAAGGTTGATGAACTGCCCGTAATCGATGTAGAATATCTTTTCATTCACCTGAGGGCAAAGTCTGTTGGTGAAGTTGTTGAATCAAAATATAGATGCAACAACTTTGTTGAAGGAAAAGAATGTAATAACATCATGGACAATCAATTAAATCTTTTAAATTTAAAAGTTGAAATTAATTCTGAGATTAAACCAGAAATTCAATTGAATGAAAAGTTGACTGTCAAGTTTAAATATCCAGAATTTGGTAAAATTAAAGACTCATTAAAATATGAAAATGCCGGTGAAATGACATTCAGTATGATTGCACACAGTATTGAGTACATTTATGATGGTGAACAATTTTACTATGCAAAAGAATCTACAGAAAAAGAATTGATTGAATTTATAGAGTCGATGAATCAACAACAGTTTGAGAAAGTAGAAGAATTTTTTGGCAATCTACCAAAGTTAAGAGATAAAATTGAAATGAAATGTGGCAAATGTGGTTTCGAACATAAAATTGATGTGGAAGGCCTAGAAAGTTTTTTCGGTTAACATTTCGTCATGATGATTTGAGAAATTACTACAAAACTAATTTCTCTTTGGTGCAACACCACAAATACAGCCTTACGGAACTTGAGAATATGATGCCGTGGGAAAGAGACATTTATATTTCCATGTTGATACAATATATTGAGGAAGAAAATCAAAAATTAAAAGAACTAAGACGATCATAAATGGAAAAAGAAAAACTAAGTATTTCGGAAAAGTTAAAGAACAAGGTGTCTTCACTTTTCAGTTTAGGTTCAGTTGATGCTGAATCCACTGGTGTTCAGTTTAAAACATCCAGAACAGCTCTAGGTGAAATTTTTAAAATTATGGTCAGACTGGAAGAAGAAAGAAAAGTCAGGAGTGAAATAGAAAATCTTAGTTTAAAATTGGATGGTTTAAGAGAAAACAAAAGAAATCGCGAACTAATTAAAGCTCTGACTGGCCAAAAACTGAAAAAAGTTAAGCCTGAAAAAGTAATCAAAGAAATACCAAAAGAATCTAAGGGCGAAAAACCTCCAAAAGAATTAAAAAAACCTACGGAAGTTACCACATTACCGCCTGTTGCAACCAAGCCTCCTGTTACCACCACAACCCCACCGGTGACAACAACCAAGCCTCCTGTTACCACCACAACCCCACCGGTGACAACAACCAAGCCTCCTGTTGCAACTAGACCGCCGGCCGCACCGGCACCACCTGTGGCGGCACCAAAACCACCGGTTGCACCGACTAAACCGCCTGCACCACCGGCAACACCAACAAAACCACCAGTTGCAGTATCTAAACCACCAATAGTTCCATCTATTGCGGTCGGAACAGCCGTGACTGCAGCTTCATTACAAAAAGAAGCACTTGCAAGAATATCATCCAAAGAGGGCTTTGCGGGTAAATCTTATCTAGATCCGAAGAAAGGTGATCCTAGAAAATTATATTCTGTTGGTTATGGTCATCAAATTACGGAAAATGAAATAAAAAATGGTTACATCATGGCAGGCAATAAAAAAATTCCTGTGTTAGGTGAAAGAGGAAAAGACACAGTTATTTCTAAAGAAGATGCATATGAACTCTTAAAACAGGATTATCCGAAATATGAGGAAAATGCAAGAAAAATTCCAAATTTTGATAAATTGAATCTTCAAGCACAAACAGCTCTTGTTGATATGACATATAACATGGGCGTCAATTGGTATAAAAATTGGCCAATTTTAATGAAGCAGTTAGAAAATCTTCAGTTGGATGAAGCATCAAAAAATATACTTTCTTCCGTTTATGCCACACAGGTAAAAGGTAGGGCCAAAGAAAATGCCGAATCTATTAAAAATGGTTTAAAGAATATACCAATACAAGAACCGAGAATAAATGCACCAAATCTACCTGTAGATTCTTTGTCAAAAGAAAATAAAAACTTGAAGCGCGAAATGAATGAAACGGCCGGCAACATAATCAATAACATAAACAATGTTGCACAAACATCACAATCGCCACAGATAGATACCAAAAAGGTAGAAGAAATCACACCACCACTAATTAGAAAATCGAGACAATAATGGACTATCAAATAGCAAGAAATATAAGAAACAGATCGCTTGCTGATGTTATAGCAGCTAATCTTGTTGCTGGCGAATCTTATTCTGGTGCATTTACAAAAGGAATTAGTCAAAAGTCTGTTGCGAGATTGACTAGAATAAAAGAAAAATTTGATCCTTTAAATATTGCAAAATTTTTAACTGGTGGATCAAATCTTGCGCCGGCGTTATTGGGTAGAATGTTAGGTAGAAGTCAAAGAGACATTCAGTATTTTGCTGGCACTGCAAGACCTATTGGTAGAAATACAACTGCCGACAGAATTGGCGCTTTGCCTAGAGGTGATGGTGGTTCTACTCTGGGAATATTGACTGATATTTTTAATTTCTTGAAGTCTAATCATGAAAATGAAAAAAATAGATATGAACTATTAAACAATCGCCGTGAGGAAGAAGACTTAGAAAAAGAAAAAAGACATAAAGAATTAATCAAAGCGATTACAGGAGTCGGTACAGGCACTATCAATAAACAACCAAAAGAAAATGATGGTTCACTTTTCGGTTCAATTTTAGAAACGATCAGAAAAATGTTCGAATCGTTCAAAGGTTTAGTTCAAGTGATGATAGAAAAGTCTTTAGATTGGTTGATGGGTTTAAAACCATTTGTGAGTCTATTGGGTGGATTCGCAAAAAATATATTGTCTGCACTACCTTTAAAGGCGTTAGTTGGTACTGCAGCTGGTCCTGCAGCTTTTGCCGCAGCATTATTGGGATTCGTATCTTTTACGGGTGAAAAAAGAAAACAAATAGAAGCTGATCCTTTCAATCCAAAGTTTGATAATGATGCATATGCACTACAACTGAGAGGACAAGCAAAGAGTGAAAAACAAGGTGGTGAACAACTTCGCAGACGTGCGGTAAGAGATATGTCGGCAAGTTATGTAAGAGAATTAATAGGTAGCAACCTCAACGACCAAGAACTTGTACAAGAAACCGGAAAAACTCGTAAAGAATTGCAAGAATGGTTAACTGCAAATCCAAAAGGTATGCTCAGACCTATTAATGTGCCGGCATTACCCACTACACCAGCAGAACCACCAATCATGCCAAGAATGGGACCGCAACAACTTGAAAGTGTTGTCAAAGAAAATCAAACATTAAATCTTCCAAAGGCACCAGCGGCCGCTCCTGTTAATAATTTGACAAATGTTTCACAGACACAAAAGAACCAATCAATGATCATTTCGAAACTGGATAAAATATCTGTTCGAAATCCAGAAGAAACATTTCAAAGAATGATTTACTATTCAACAAGAGTAGTTTAACCAATAAAAAACCCCGCCGAAGCGGGGTCTAGGCACGGCCTTCACACGGCCTTATTCTTCTGCCAACTTACTAAAGTAAGCCATATCTTCATCAGATGAATCTTCCCAAGGAGGTTCAACATCTTTCTTTGGAGCAGACTTCAGTTGTTCAACAGTAGTCTTAACTGGTGCAGTTTCACCATTCAGACCAAGAACTTTATCAAGACGAGTCTTTAGTTCATCATAAGACTTGAATTCCTTGTCAGCAACAAGATCCTTGAGAGTATGTTCTTGCTTCCAGATTTTTTCAAGTTCGTCATCATCATTAGACAATGCGGAAGGCGATTCGAATTCAGACTTATCGTAATTCTGATAACCTTCTACCTTACGAATCTTCAGCTTGAAGTTTGCACCTTTCCAGAAATCAAAAGGATTAATTGCAGTTTCATCTTCGAAAGCAGGATTCATTGCTTCAGTAATCTTATCAAAGATTTTCTTACCGAACTTGAACAGTTTAACTTGCCCTTCGTTCTCGGGATGCTTAGGATCCGAAACAATATACACATTAGCAATGTAGTTTAGCTTACGCTTTTGTTTACGGACGATTTCCTTGTTGGCTTCAATACCTGAGTTCCACAACTTGTTATTGTGTTCACACACAGGACATTGTTGGCTCTTGGTTGTCAGGCAGTTATCAATCAACCAGCCACCAGGACCCTGGAAACCATGAGAGAATACCTTGACCCAAGGTAGAGAATCATCACCATCGCCAGGTGATGCAGGAAGAAAACGAATGGTCGCCATACCGTTACCGGCTTTATCGACTTCGGGGCGCCAGAAATTATCTCGACTCTCTGTGCCCTCTGAGGAGTTAAGGGCTTCGATTGCTTTGGTCAGCTTATCGAGGTTGCCAGATTGGCGTTTGAGGTTTGCAAATGAGCTCATAAATTACCTTTCTTGTATAAACGGAGTATAAACGGATTATCCACATTATTCATAACGAAATCTTAGTATAACATAGGTTTTATCCTATGTCAACAATTAAAACGGTATATTTTATCTAATTGAATGTAGTTCTTGCATCAAATCCTGCATCATTTTTTGAAATTGTTCCAGATCCATTCTGGAACCATTGCATTGTAAGGATGCAGCAACACCTTTATACCGAGAAACCAGTTCTCCGGCTGAAGGGTGGTCTTTACCAATTTTTGATGCGACTACTGCTTCGATTGCTGCGTCAATAGGATTAAGCATTTTTAGTCTAAAATAAAAGTTCTAATACCTTATTTATGCACATTCAAATGTACATTTTGAGTTGTGTTATAGTGGTTTCTGCATCTTTGTGCCAAATTGCAATTCCACCAGCATTTCGCCAATCATCTATAATACTTTCAGTATCATCAATAATTAATGCGTCAGGTTTCGCAAAATTCTTTTTCAGTTTCTTACCTGGAACAAAATTAGGTTTAAATGTAATACCATGAGTTTGCAGCCAAACCATTTTTTGTTTTGAAATTTCATCATGTCTATCCTCACGAGCCGTAGAAGATAAAATTTGAGTAGGTACAGGTGCCTTTCGGAGAAACTCTAAAAGTTTAGATGCATCAGGCATCAAATCCAGTGTCTGAAAGTTTTTCTCATGTATGAACATATCAAATTGTCGATTGAACTTGCCAGATTTATCTGCTCTTTCCGGTTTCATACCAAACAATTCTTCATACCGCTTAATAAAATTTGCGATAACACCGTCCATGTCCAAATAAATGACTGAAATTTTAGGTTTGTTCATGTTCTTTAATACTTTCCAGTAGAATATTTTTGAATTTCTTTTTGTCGTAGATTAAAAATGGTGAATACTTTACGATACGCTTTCTATAATCTGGCCAAACAATTGTATCTTGTATTTTCTTTTCCCACATAGGAAAAAAATTCATTATGTCGTTCAGTATAACTAAAGTTTCGATAGTTATGTCATTTTCAAGTGTTCGAACAAGTAGTTTAGGATACTGGCCATTTTTAACAATCAGTAGTTCATTAGGATCAGATACTGAGTCCATTAATTGAATTATGTTCTGTTCAAATTGATATGTCAACCCCTGAATTCTTTTTTGCCATTTTTTGTATGTTTCTTCACCTTCAGGTCCAGTTATTTCACCAACCCAAGAAACATTTCTATCGATAAAATTTGCAACAAAAAAATCTTTCAAATCATCATGCGAATATTTTCTAGATAGTTTGTAAAATGAATATTTAGCTTTGTTGTGCATGAATGAATCTTTAGATACATTGGTTTTTCCATTGTACTTAAAGTAATCATAATCAGAAGTAAAATGCAGTTTTAAGGCCTGATACAAAGTATAGGCTGCAAATCCTGTAGTATCTTGCATCAGAAAGGAAGTTTAGATTTGCTCTTCAGTAAATTGAGTTCTTCCGCTTCCTCGCGAATCCTAGCTTTCAATGCAGAAGAAATGAGTGTGGCACAAAGTTCCAGCTCCATACCAGTTTGTTCACAGTGATGCAAAATAGCATCCATGTGAGGCATATTTTTTGTTTGTGCAAGTGTTTCAATCAATTGACTGAATTCGCTGATTTCATTTTTGGTGGGCATTAGTGTCTCGCATAAAATAAATGATTACCTATTTGTACAACATATTTCAAATTCCATTCCGGATTTACCGTTGTGTTGTGAAAATACATTGCTTTTGTTCTGTAGAGTGTATCATGTACTTTATGTTCTGTCAAGGCTTTCCTGGCAATTAATAGGCTGTCTTCCCATGCTCGACTGTTTACAATTTTCTTAACGCCCTCACCTACCCAACTAAACTGGTGAATACCATTAATTTTTTGATAGACAACATCACAAACGGTGTTTGGAAAATTAGGGTGTCTAGTGCGATTCATTGTAACTTGTGCGACAGCCAGTTTTCCTTCAAAAGATTCCATAGCAGCTTCAAAATAGATATTTCGAGCCAGACACATCAATTGATTTTGAAATTCTTTAGACACTTTTGATGAAATATCAGATAGACTTGCGTGTGTGAAACCATGAGAGAAAATCATGGTAAACACGATCATTGCGTGTATTAATTTTTTAATCATATTTTTTGTGGGTATAATTACCCGTAGTTGAACAAGATTAGAAGGGTTTTTCTTCTTGTGCCAATTGAAGTAGATGAGCTAAATTTTCTCTCGCTTCGGTTTCTTCTTCAAAAGCTTTGATTAGCATATAATAACCGTTTGAACCTTCCGGTGCTTCTCTCAGTTTGTATACGCCCCATCCAAGTTTTGTGCATTCTGCATCTGTGTGTGTAATACCAACCCTGTAAGCAGGTGAAGTCATATTTTTTCTCCGTTAGGTTGAAAATGGGTGGGTATTCTGTTACGAGGAACCCACCGAACCCTAGGCGCCTTTAATTAGGCAGCCAATGCGAACTTTTCGTCGTTTGCATTTACTTGATTTGCTTGATTTACGGTCATCGCCTACCGTGCTGTCCACTCTGTTACTCTTTGCCCTGTCGATACCATGACTGGCCCATCATAAGTTGATTCCGTCCTGCAATACGATTCTTTTTACAAGAAGTGGCACGGTCTGCAAATCAACTTATGGTGGACCAGGTGGGAGTCGAACCCACGTCCAGAACACTTTTCTCTTTGTTTCATACAGCAATATTCTTACCAATGATGAATCACATTTGCGATAATAAAGAAACATGTAATCACATGAATTATTACCCAAAATGTTTTTAAGAACAACGATATTCTTGCTTCTCTCAGAGAGAGAATAGGAATATCTGGTCTATCGTCATCAGTACTGCCCATCAGATGACCAGTTGCTCTTGCCCAAATTTTTTCTAAACTGTTCATACACACATTATACATTACAAATTAATTTTTGTCAATACTAATTTTGGTAATTAAACTGAAACTTCTGCTGATAACTCAACATTTGTTGAGGTACTTACTATAGTTCCAGAAGAATTTCTAATTTCAATCGTATATAGAGCAGCATAAAGTCCGTTTCCAGTAGTAGTTCTTTCTACAGTAATTGCTGGATTTGAGTTTAGTGCTAAGAAACCAGTCGATGCTGTGGATGTTCCATTAAAACCGTAAGTAGTAGTTCTTGTAAATCGTATAGAATAACTTGAACCTATGCCAGAAGTGGTCGGCGTAAACCAATTTCCCGAATAAGTTTGGCCGGACAAAAGAGCTACGCCGTTCCATGTTCCATTTGAATAAAATACCAACTGAATTCTTGGTGGATTA